AGTGTGTGTCACCTTGTGGACGAAAGAAGGGGTAGAGGAGTTACTGGAAACCGAACTCACCGAAGACCAATGGGATAAGTGCATTGACATTTGGGATAACGACAACCAGTCAGACCAGTGGGGTTGGATAGTTACATACGCTAAAGAACAAACAGAGGAGTCAGCACAATGACCTATCTAACAGTGGCAGTGTGGTTCGCGGTCGGATACGCACTAGCAACAGTACGCAACGACAAAAAACTACAGCGACAACAGTCAATGAGAAACCATCCAACAAGGGAGAACAACAAATGAAAATTATTATGAGACATGACCTAGCAGAAGAAGGTTTGCGCATACCAGCCAACAACAACCAAAACTATTACGACAATGAACAAGTCGAAAACATGGAGTTTGTGTATTGCGTTGATGAACTTGGGGCTAAAGACCAAGACGGTGATTTCTACGCCATGAAAACTGTAGAAGGGGAACTAGTGCACCTATATTCCATTGACTTGGATTTCATCCAATGAAAAATGCCATAACAATAACCGACAAGGGAGAACAACAAATGAAAATCTATCCATTAGCAGACACACCACCATCCAAAGAGCGTGCTACCCTGCACCACTTCGTTGTCACCTACGACACAGAACTAGGAAAGTGGTATCACAACGCAGACCTAGAAGAAGATGTATTTCCTCACGGAACTATCTTCAACTGGTTGTCAGGAGAATGGTTGAACGGGTATCTAGGTGACGGTAAGTTCGTTGAAGGTGAAGAACAAAACTGTTGGGACATACACACCGCCATCTTTCACCTCAACAAACCCAAAGCATGAACCGACTGACCGTCAAATATAAACTGCACAAACTACGCACCGCACAAAACAAAACTCTGAAACCCCCAAGGGTTCTGTTTGTGGTAGTGAGACTGATAGGGAAACGGGAATACGGATACTGGCGTGGCTCAGAACGCAACAAAGGAACCACCTTCACCCCGAACCCTGACCTAGCATCGAAGTACCGTACAGAGCAACAAGCACAAGCAAACGCAGATAACAGCATGTTGTGGCGACACTGCAATTACAGGGTCAAGCAACTCAAAAAATAATCTGCTAACCTAGAAAGTGAACTGCCCCATTCCGCAAAGGTTTCCCCTTCCCTTGCGTTGAGTGGGGCTTTTCGCTATCTCTTACCAGCCCGTGCGTCACGCTGACGCGGTGTCAAACCACCAAACATACCGTACCTACGTATCTCATTCTGCTCTGCTTCCATAGCGAACTCTAAACATTTGGTACGAACAGAACACCTACCACAAACCTTCTTCGCTTCATCGAACAGTCCTGCATGGTTCACTCCGATAGGAACTTCAGGGAAAAAGATGTCGCCGTCCATGCTACGGCACGCTGCTTCGTCATACCAGCCCAGATATTGTAGTTTCATTTTCGTTTTCCCCTTCGAGGTTTCTCATCAGCGTAAAGTTTTTTATGGTAATGACACATGCACGGGCATCCTTCTATCTCGAAGTCTGTCCATATCGTTACCGCATTTTTGATTGTTCCGCAATGTGGGCAGATGCCCATAGGTTTATCAAAAGAAATGTCTGCTGTCAAATCGGTGCGTTCAACACGAACATGCTCACCCATGATGTAACTCGCGCATCGTTGCGAGTAGTTCACCCTTCAACTGTTCAATGATAAGTTCCAACTCTGCTATCTGTTGGCGTAGTTCTTGTGTCAGTTCAGTCGTCATCTTCAACTCCTCTTTCCCCACAAAACGGGGGTGTTGGTATCGGTGTGCGACATGCGCAAGGGTTGTTGCGTCTACCCAAACTTGTCACAAAGTTTCCAACACAGTGTAATCGGCGTGCGACATCTTCAACATACGCCCAGTTGTATCCAACGCAATCCAAGTCGGCGCATCAGGGTCGCACAAACATCCCGTAAGACGTGCCTTGTTATAGCACACGGTCAGCCCACATTTGTTACATCGAACCTGTGTTATCTGTTCCACTGTGCTTCTCGTACCATAGCAAAACACCCTAAGTATCCTGCCGCATCAACGAGACTGTCATGTGACCAGCGTCCTGCTTCCTGTGCTGTCCTGAGACGTGAAAGTTTCACAGAAACCATAAACATGATTGCCTGCTCAACGGTGAGATGTACGCCTGTTACTGCTTCGAAGATGTCACGGGTTTGTGTGTAGTCCTCTAACGGGTGTGCGTATTCATCGTGGCGGTCGCCTGTGATGAGGTTGTGTGCTTCTAACAGGATTTCTGCGCCATCAGTTGATGTTGTCATTGAAAGGGTTCCTCCATAATGCTGGTGAATAATTTGATTCGATTGCTTCTTTGTGTTCTTGTGATTCGTAGCATCGCATCATATGGATGCAAGGGTCAGAGCCATCCTCGAACTCTGCTTCTTCTGTGATGGACATAGGTATCCCGTCGTGCGTGGTGCACACTGGCGGAGATACGTAGCCTGCACGTATGCCTATCTCTAACCATGTCTCGAAGTCGAACGATACGAGTTCCATCAGAACGCTTCTTCGTCACCGAGGAACGGTAGCCCACCCAACTTCTGTGTTACTTGCTTCATGTTCTGCTCTGTCTTGTCAGCAAACACAGCATTGAAACGCATTGTCAAACCCACTTCGTCAGCCAAGATTTTGGTTGTCCAAACTTTCGTGCCATCCTTTTCATAGGAAGAGATGTCCAGTTTGCCCATCACTAGGACACGTGAACCCTTCTCGATGGATGCTGCTGCGTGCTCTGCCATCTGTCCGAAGACGGTGACGTTGTGCCATGTGGTTTGCTTCTTGTCATCTTTGCCTGATGTGGTGGCAACAGTGAAGTTACCTACTGCTACCCCACCTGCACTGTATTTCAGTTCGATGGGTTTGCCTGCATTACCAATGATAGTTATGTTGTTCATTATTTGCTTCTTTCTTTTAGTGGAAATATGTTTGTTGCGTTACTGTTGTTGGAACGTTTCGTGCATCGGTGTGTTGGTGGTTCAAGAACACGCACGTATGTGTATAGCCGCATACCGCATTGGTCGCAAAGCCATTCTGTCTTGGTACTTCCCTTCATGGTTTGACTATATCAGGGGGCGGGTATAGCCCACGGTCCCCAACCCCACCCGTACCTGTCCATCCCATACTGATGGATGGCAAGCCCTGCTGTGAGACAGATTCGTGGGATGAATAGGTCGGATGGTTTCAACAGAATGTTCTGCCGTCTCAACCAGCCCGTCCATGAACCATTGACCTGAACTAAGCAACGGCTCCCCCCATTGGGGTCTTGTTTGTTCCATGCTGTGCTGTCCCCTCTGCTTTCCCTGTAAATCACGTAGTCCAATGTTTCTAAATCTTCTTCAGCCCAACCAACTTCCCGTGCCAAAGCCCACCACTGTGGTGATAACGCTGTGTCTGGTATTGGTGGGGTGGGGATGTGTTCCCTGATGTTGCGAATGTTCGCGGTCGACGATGGGTTCCCTTCGGCTGGCGCTTCCGCCATTACTGCTGATGCCCCTATAAACATGAATCCTATGAGTATTGTGCTTGCACGTTTTAACATTGTTTCTCCTAATCGTAGGTGGATACTGTAAGCAACTCCTTCAGTTGTTCTGGGTATATGAGGAAACCTTTCGCTGGGTTGTCGGAGTGTTGCGCCGCAATGCGTACTGGTAGAACAGTGTGATTGGCTTTGATGTAGCGGCGTAATCTGCTGGTTTCTATTATAACAAATGCTGATGGTGCAAACAAATACACCCACCATTTCGCTTTACTTACAGCAATCCCTGACGGCTTCCACCCTGTGTTGCGTGGGTTTTGTTCGAACTCTACGAACATACGTCCGTTGCGGTAACGGTCATACTTTACTTCGAATGAGCCGCCACTTAAATCAGAAAGAAACTGTCTGACAAGTTCTTCGCCTTCATGTCCGAACGCTAAATCTTTTGTGAAGTCAAACTGTTTGATGTCATGTGATGGTACATATCCTTCGGTGCGTTCAACTGTCATCGGTTGTTTCGTCTTCCACCTTCTGCTCTTCCCATTCACAGTACGAACAGATGCCGTCATAGTTGTTCCAGTTGCGACAAGTGCAACGATTGTAAGGGTTGCGGGTCATAGCGTCATATCGCAAATCGTCTTGTTCTTCTGCGGTCATGTCCTCTGGCGCACGATGCCTCATCAGTAACCTGCCTTCTTCAGTAGTAATAAAAGTTCTTCGAGTCTTATCACCGCATACTGGTCAGCAGGATTACCGTAACTGCGGCGCTTAGCAACCACAATCCCTATCTCTGCACCAGCGTTGATGCGTTCCACCTCAGCCTCATGCAACCATCCCGAAAAGTTTAATGTCTTATGGTTCTTGCACTCGAACACCAGCCGTGGGTCGCACCCTGTGATGTCACCCTTGTCTAAAGTTCCATGCAACGTGCGGCGTTCCGCATGAGGATAAAAGTTTTTTAGGTAGTTAACTACGAAGGTTTCGAAACTGGTTCCTTTAGCGCGTTCCTTCGACACGTGCCCACTCCTCTGCCAATAGTTGACGGAACAGTTTGCTTCTACCAATGCCACGTTCTTTGCACAGTTCAGCAATGTTTTCCATCTGGATGGTGGTCAACCTGAGCGACACCATCGCAGTGGAACGGTACTTACCTGACGGGTCTACGGTACGTGAAGCCGCCATCAGTTACCACCTCGCAGGCTGGTGAACGCATCACGCAACAACGGTAGTTGCGACTGCAAGATTTGTCCTTCCCAATTCAACTTTGCTTTCGATGCAACAATCGCAGGGTCCAAATTAACCTTGTCGCACGCATCAACAAACTGTTTCACCTGTTGCTGTGTGAGAGCAGAATCTTCTGCTGGTTCCACTGGTGCAGTTGGCTTCTCTACCACTGGTGCCTTCGGTGATTTCTGCACAGGGATAGATGCAGGCTTCGATGTGTCATCCCATTCTTGTTTCGTCCACAACGACAGACAGATACCGAAACGCATTGCGGAGTTGCGTAGGAAATCTCCGATGAGTTCTTTATCTACGTCAGCCTTGTCATGTTTGACTGTGCCGACACCAATCATGTCTTTGCCGTGCACTGTGAGGATGCCCCACATCACTGCCATACCGTTCACAACGGTGATTGCTGGTCGACCATTCTCCCAACCACATGGTTGCCATGACCACAACGGGTCAATCTCGATAAGGATTTTGGTGATGTCGGCATGACCCACGAAATCTAGTTGTGTGCCGCCACGTGGGAGTTTGCCCACAATGTTTTTATCTGGTACCGCATACTTGGTGAGGATGTCGGCTAATTGCTGTGATGTTTCCATTTCTTTCTCCTTCGTTAGTTTGTTTGATGTGTCTTTGAAACGATGATGGTCTACCATCGTTCACCCTTCAAAAGCAAGGTACGGTTTGTCACCTGCTTCGAATACTTTTCTGCAATCGCTGGCTCCATTTGCTTCAACGTTTTAATATCCAACGATGCCCACGACTTACCCTTCCATGTGGCAACGACTGTGCCATCGACTGTAGCAATTTCGTTTGGTCCAATCAAATCGCACAGTTCTGCTTTCAATCTGTCTTCCATCTCACCGTAAGATTTCAGTTCTGACTTCACATGTTTCAGTTGTGCTATCAGTTCTGTGGCAGTGGAAGGCAGTTCAATGCTGGTGTGTTCTACCTTTTGGTAGCGGGCAGTGATGGTTTCATACGACCAGTAGACACCCTCTGGTGTGATACCGAGGTCGATGTTTGCCAGCCATTGTCCGACCTTTGTGCAGTGTTCTTCTTTCTCAGCGTCAGTGATGGTTTGCACATAGATGTGAAGCACCATTGTGGAGTCGAAGATTGCCCATGTGATTTGGTCTACATCAGCGCAGATGGCTTGTTGGATTCCTTGTATTCGCCAGTAGTCGGGGAGTGTGCCTTGCCATTCACGGTTTGATGTTTTGATTTCTAGGATTTGTCGTCCGTTGTCATCTTCTATGAAGCCGTCGAGGGTGGCTATCATGCGTGCACCGTTGTCT